GATAGGTTACTACAGACGTTGAGATATTTATCCATCAAATCTGAGCGACCAAATGCAAAGTGATCATTGATTCCATAGTCAGTATGTGCATACTCACTGAATACATTTACAGTATCCAAATCATAATCATTTAGATCGCCAATATCATTATAGAAATATTCATCTGTTCTCAATCTTACCACACAATCATACTTAAATCCATTCTCTTCTTCATATTTCTTTTTGAGATCTACAGCTTTTTCGAGACTATAAAACATTGAAATAATATTATTAACTGGATGTGGAAATCTAGGATCAGGACTCCAATCACTTTCAAATTCTTGTGGTTCCTCAAACTCTAGAGCTTTAGGTTTCCAATTCTCTTCCATGTAAGGAATCAACTCAGCATCCCATCTACCTCTATCCTTATATTGATCCCAGAAATATGCACCCACCCAACTCTTATCATACCAAACATGTGCAAAGACATCTACATCCCATTCTTTCTGATAGAAATTCTTA